CCATAATATGGTAGAACGTTGAGATATATCAAAAGCTGCATAATCTCCCGCCTCCACTTTACCAGTGTTTACGTGTGGACTAAAACCTAGTAATTTCCTTGTCATGCGATCCCATTCTTCTGAATATGGATTCATTCCAACAGCACTCTCATTGTCAATTCTATTTTCAACAATGAATTGAGCAAAAGCTCCAAAGTACATTCGGAATACCAGTAAGTAAACAAAAGGTGCTCCACAAAAGAGACGAGTGTTACCAGAAAGAACTTTAGATAATTTCAAAAGTTCATTCTTTAGATTGTCAGTAAAGATCCATAACCATCTTATACCAACACTAGCATCTTTAGAACACCTTTCAACTTCTTCCCGTAGTTGTTGAAATTGCGGAGTATCAGAATTTCTCTCCTCAAGAACACAATTCTTAATCCTCTCTGTTGCAGGATACAATTTCATCGGATAACCTGAAGAAGTGGAAGAGGCTATAGGGCCCCAAGATTCCAATCCTGGTACTCCCCATAAAGCCTCCTCTATAGTCAAAATTCGTCTCCTATGAAGTGGAAATGGAATAGAAAAGAGCATGTTTTTAAGATCCGCTACTGCTCTATCCATAGCAACTTGATCAATTTCAATGTCAGAAACAGGAAATTTAGCCATTGCATTGGCATAAGGATCCAAATCTCCTTTAACATTTAACAAAGCAGGTGCCTTAATCGATTCACCATTTCCATAATTATAATAAGGTGTTTTCCGGAAATCAGTTTTCCGTGGCGAATAAGCTAAATGTTGTTTATCCTTACTAACATTGGCAAGAACGTTAAACTTACCAAAATGGGTACTCTCCTTGGGAACAAGTAGTTCAATATTGCCTTGAAGAGATGGTTGTACCACTCTTGACAATATTGCTCTTTGTATTGCTTCCCTGGAAATAAAACCGCTATAGCCTCGTGAAAAGGATTCACTACCTCCGAAATGCATTCCTAAAATTACTCTTTCTGAGAATTTTCTTCCCAGTAAGAAAACTAAGGAACCACAATCACCTTTGGTCGATTCACATATGTATTCAATAGCTTTAGGAATAACGAATCCTTCCATCTTAATACTAACTAAGGTTGCAGTAGATTGAAATGTTTTCTTTTCCATTGGCAAGTCAATTTCAATATTGAAAACAGAAGGTAGATGATCTAAATCACTCTCATTAAGAAAGTACTTAATACAAGGACGCTTCTCTCGTTTCAAAAGAATCTTAGCTAGCACACAATGTCCATTAACTAATCCTTCATCATCGTCCCAAGTATCATCATCAATCCATCGTTCAATATCACCAGAGGGTACTATGTATTCAATAAAACCCATAGTATCCGCAAATACAAGATCAAACTCTGGGTATTTAGCATGACCCCACCATATTTCTTCAAGGAAATGAAGCGGCAACATTACATGATTAGTGTCCAAATACAAGCATTGTCCAATCACTGCTTCTTTTTCAGTTCCTACTAGACGAACTGTTCCCAAATTCCTATCCGATAGTGAACGGAACAATGGGTCAGTTGAGACTGACAAACTCTGCAGGTTATTGACTGGCGATGCCACATTTGGCCCACTACTTCTACCCATTTTAAAATTGTAATTCTTCTTACCTTTAACATTATTTCTCACAATCTTATGTGTAGTATGATAATTTTGGGGTTTAACTTCATCAAGTTTAAGTTCTGGCCAACTACTATCCACTACCTTCTTCAAAGGTTGAGGATTGAACTTATTATATAGAGCTATCAATGCTACCACACCTGAAATAGTCCCTAATATAATTCCAACCTTCTTGTAAATTGGAGTCTCTTCAATTTGCTTGTAAAAATCTCCAAGCGTAGAACGCAACTTTTCAACAGCTGTATAACATGCTTGTGCTGAACGTGCTGTCACAGTAAGAGGAGCTGGAGTCTCTATTTCGTCAAGACTGATAAATGGTGCCAGAGAATTTTCGTCTTCAT